CTAGGGTGTACCAAGTGCTTCGAGTCGTGTCGAGTATGGGATGTCCCGGTGCTGAGAACTTGGACGCCTTGTGTCCGTAGTCTCTGGCATACTCTGCCGTAAGTGCGTCGCTTTCCATCCGACCGTTGTATTCAGCGCAAACTAGAATGACGTTCTGCAAGTTATCTAAAACCTTTGAGCCACCCATTCCTCGGTTCTGGATATGGTGCGGAACAAGATTGTCAGATTCTCCGCAGTGCCAGCACCACAAATCACGCTCACGAAGTCGTCTGACCTCCGCTGCCTTCAAGCTCGCAGCTCCGACTGGATTAGTTTCGCCTGAGTACCTGAAGCCATAATCGCCGTTTCTAGACTACGGATTTTTAGCCGGATACGATTCGCTTCCGCCTTTCGCAAGTCCCTCTGTAGTCGAACGTCGGCAGCCTCAAGACGTGCCAGTGCGTTCCTGTCCGCAACCGTGCCTTGATGTTTAATAAAAGCCCTCTGCTCCGTAGTGTCGAGCAGGTGTTCTGCCTCGGCTAACCTGACCTCGGCTTGGTAGAGAGCCTCAAAGCCCTTCGTGTTCTCCGCTGTCAGTTCCGTCAGTTGCGCTTGTATCTCTGAGGGCAGCACTTAGCACCAACAAATGATGGATAAGTTCTCGGTTCCAAAAATTTGCTTTGTCAATCTGTCCGTTCCGAGCTGCCTCAAGGTAGGCGTGTTCAATTTCCGCCACCTTTGCCCATTGAACTGAGAGATTCGGCACGAAGTTTTATCCCTTCTAGAACAGCCTTGGGATAGTCCGCAGCCTTGGCTTGTGCATAGAGCATCCTTAGAGTTTCTACGTCTTCCAGATTAGCAGCCTCACCTAGCAGGTCACGAGCGTCACGAGGCTTGGACACCTTTTCCATCTCCTCCCGAGAGGCAAGCGAGCCTGTCTTGGATGCAGCATAGCCAGCGAGCATTAGCGCTCGCCCCACCGACGACGTTTCGCATACCTCTAACGCCGCTTGTCCTTGTGGCCCGGAACCTCCGTCAACTTCGAAAGCGTGACCTGTCGCTTTCGGTATGGCAGCAGCTTGGTCGCCTGCCGTTAGGAAGATTTCTGTCTTGACAACCCAAGTTGACACTGCTCGGTCTTGCGGTGTGGTCAGGTTGTGCGTCACAATCCGTCCGTCTGGCCAGTCGGCAGCGAATAGCTCCAAGCGCTCGGCAACAGTTGCATACTTACTCAAATCGAATTTAGCCATTATTCTTCGTCCTCATTTTCTTCTTCGTTGTCAATAAATTTCCAGTTGTCTGCCATCCAAAAAGGAGCAGTTAGTCCCTCAATGTAAATCCGTTCTAGCAGTTTGTTCTTGTCCAGTACGACGCCCGACACTGCGCCCGTGACATAAGTCTCATCCCTAGCGATAGTCACCGTGTCGCCTAAGAAAACGTTCATTACTTCCCCTTCTTGTTTACCACTAGGTAAGGTCGTCCGCCGTTGCGAGCTTGCCTAGAGGCTACACGAATTTTTTTGCCCTCGTGTTCGAAGTAAGCGTGCTTGGCTTTGCCCATCACCGTTAGGACTTGTGACTTTTGCTTGAAGAACTCTGTCTCCGCTTCCTCAAAATTTGCCTGAGCAATAGATAAATTGTGTATCCCATCGACCTCGACTTCCTCGTCGTTTATGTCAGGGTGCATTTCTCTCACTGCCTCGTAAGTAGAAGCTGAGCCGTCCCAGTCGGGAGCAGTTCCTTCGGTAACGTGCTTCCAGAATCTTGCAGCTTGGTCAATCAAAACATCCTGCTCGAAGTCGTCCCACTCGACCCAATGTTCGACCCAAGCCATATTGACGACGCCGACAATGACCGCTCGCTTGATTCCCATTACCGACATATAAAACCTGACCTGCTGAATGTAAGTCGGTGGTACTTCGTGCCAGTAGTTGCGTGAAGTCTTGACCTCGACAATGACCCACTCGCCATTGACCTTAGCTAGACCGTCCGGGTTAGCGTGCATAAAAGGTCGCTCGTTGTTGGAGTAGGTTCCAGTGGAATAGATTTCCCAGTCTGGATGTTCCTCTTGCAAGAGTTCCATTATTGGTTCCTCGAACTTTTGCCCGAATCTAATCGCCCAGTTCCAAACAGGACGTGCCTCTATTTGTCCAGTCTTGACCGCCCATAAGTAGTAGGCACTTTGGAAAGGGCTGAGTCCCATCGCTACGCCAATCTCACTTCCGCCTAAGCCTTCTGCTCGTGCTGCGTGCCACTCATCGCTGCCCGGATTGAAGACCCCGACCAGACTTGCGTTGTTGAATTGCTTTGGTGTGTGCAGTTCCATATTTCTCCTTTGTTGACTAGGCTGATTCTATGTCAAAGCACGGACACCTTTCAAGTCCTTATATGAAATTTCTAAAGTTGGTCAATTTGTACGACCCCGACTGCCAGAAGCTGCCGAACGTTTTCTTTCCAGAGGACATAAGCGACCCTGAAGCTAGGGCAGTTGCAACCAAAACCGCAAAGGCAATCTGCAAGGCTTGCCCAATGGTTGACGATTGTTTCACCTACGCAATGGAGACGCATCAACGCTATGGAATTTGGGGAGCGACTTCACCGCAAGACCGTTGATTTGTTTTTTGCAAGGCGCTTGGTTACTGTTTGCGTATGACTAACTTTCAGGCTTACGAAAAGCTAAAACTTGCAATCGCAAACGCTCCTGAAATACCACCTTGCCAGACGACCGACCCAGAGATTTGGTATAGCGACGTGACGACAGGAGTCCACGATTTCAGAACTGCAAAGAAGTTTTGCAAGACTTGCCCTGTTAGAAATGAGTGCCTTGAATATGCCATCGTCGCTAACGAGGTTCACGGAATCTGGGGAGGTCTTACCTACAAGGAGCGTCGAAAGATTGCACTAAAGATTTCAGCTAAAAAATGAGAGCCTCTAAGCAGCACGAAGACTTGCGCTTGGCAATCATTGACTTGAAGACAACAACCTCTTGTCAAAAACTTGACCCAGATATTTGGTTCCCCGAACAAGGGCCAGCGCTTCCAATTACAGTCGAAGCCAAACGTCTTTGCGGACTTTGTTTAGTGCGAGCAGAGTGCTTGGCTTATGCACTTGCAGCCAACGAAAGACACGGGATTTGGGCAGGGCTAAACTATACCGAGAGGCGCAAGATTACCCTCAAAAATCTACGTAATTAGTTAGAACAAGTGTTCGATAACGCCTTGCAACAACATCACACAAAGAGCCACAGAGACAGCCCTAGCAGGCTATCTAACAGACGCTACCCCTATGTCAGCCACAACCACGCCTTGACTAGCACGAAAGTCGCACCTGAGCGATTTGCTAGGTCTTGCCCAGCAGGAGTGCGTGCGAACAGGTGTTCGATAAAGCGCCTAAAAAAGTGGCTTAGAGAGACTTCTTTGTGATGATGGAGGTCAAGACAGATAGCAAAGCCGAGCCTAATGCGATGCTAAAAAAGCCTACCCAGTCGACTGAAAAGAGTCCGACGGTTCCGCCACCAAGGAACGCAAGCCCTGCTTGTGCAAAAGTTTTGACTGCTCGTTCTCCGGCACTGCTGATAAATTCTTTACTAAACATCTCCATTAGTCCAATCTTGATTAGTGTTTTTTCCGTCTTGCCACGATGCACTAACAGTGTACGCCGTCGTAATGATTGAGATTAGTGAGACGCCTCCTGTTATCAAAGTTACTCCGACTCCCCACTGGTCAACAAGGAAAGTTAGAGAACCAAAAATTATCATTGCAAAGCCGAGTCGGTATGAACCGAAGATTAGCTTGCGACGAAACTTCCAGCTTGCTCCGGTTGCGGACTCAGGCTCGTCCTTCAAGAAGAACACTCCGTCAAACATTTTCACAAGGGTCTTTTGCAACATTCGCAAACCTCTCGTACGGGCTTCTTTACATTAGCGAGGATTAGCTTGTAAACGTCAACCTTGTCAGACGTTACACCGAAGACGCCCTTGAGAGTTCTCGACGCCGTGACGTGGACGTGAGGGCCAGAACTTTTGCCAGTGTTTCCTAAGAGTCCTACAGTCTGACCCTTGCGTAGCTTCTGCCCGACTTGGTAGCCCGGCTTAGCATCCATATGGCAGTAACCCAAGTACCAGACAACGCCGTCTTTATCCATCGCCGTTTGCACGACAACCCAACCTAAGACTTCTGAGAACTGAATCAACCGAATCGTGCCTTTGGCAATAGCTGGTATGCGTGTGCCTCGCCGTCTTGCCCAATCAGTCCCGGAGTGCGGTTGCATACCGTTTGCTTTTCGAAAGTTGCTCATCTCGCCATAGTGCGAGGTTATGAATCTAGCGTCGTAGACTAAACGCCAATCGGCTGTCCTGTCAGAGAAGCG